TCTTGAGACCGACCATACCTCCTTTGAGGGTCACTTTAGGCCTGAGATCCTGCGGGCCGTGGAGGTTCAGTTCTACAAGCTAATGACCCAGTTCCTGCCAGAGAAGGACAAGTTCTGGTCCTTCTTGGACAACATTTTGGTAGGGCAAAAAGAAATCCGGCACCGCGACTTTTCCATTTTTGTTCGCGGAAAAAGAATGTCCGGTGACATGTGCACTTCGCTCGGCAACACGTTCACTAATTACGTCCTCCTGAAGTTCATTGAGGAGGAGAAGGGGGCCGAGTATAAGATCCTAGTCGAGGGTGATGATGGAGCGGTCGCTATCGTGCGGGGTGAAGCCCCGTGTGAGGCTGACTTTTTGAGCCTGGGGTTCCGGGTTAAGATGGTCTGGCATCCAAGTGTGCCCGAAGGAGGGTACTGTAAGACCATCTTCTCTGGTTCCGACCTCCTAACTGATCCCTTCGAGCTGCTTGCCAAGTTCGGCTGGTCCGGCAAGCAATACCTTCGCGCTAACAACCATACCCAAATGGTCTTGATGCGCCTTAAAGCCATGTCCATGCTCGCAGTCTACAGCGGGCCCGTGTTTTCCTCTTTTGGCCGTATGATCTTGCGGCTCACTGCTGGTCACACGAACTTGATACCCGTTCTTGAAAGGATGATCTTGTCTGAGTATGATCGGGATCAAATGTACGAAGCGCTGTCGAAACCTGGCCTTATTAACGACAACGCCAATGTCATACCCACAGGGGAGAGCCGCGCATTGATGGAGGACCGTTACGGTTTTACTCTTGAGATGCAGCAACGGTTCGAGGCGTGGTGCGATGCGCAGCAATGCTGCTCGCCGATCGACTCGAGCTGGTTGGATCTACCCCGGGATTGGGTCGACTGCTGGGACCGGTTTGTCCAAGACGATATCGGCCCGACGTCGTTCCCGCCCTTATGGCAGCTTCCTCATCTGCCTGCGACTGTTGGAAAACGTCGCAAACTTACGGAAGTCCTTGACGTCCTACAAGCATGAGCGCCATCCGGGAGGGGGGTAATCCTCCCGGCTTCTGCTATGGTGCCCAGTCCTCTACTTGTACGACCGAGCTTCCGCCC